AACAGCGCAGTTACTTAGCACTGCTCATGTTGAGCTTGACTTAAATCAAGTTGCGTACCGCGCAACACATAAGAATCATCCTAGTGCTGTATGGGCTAGGAGTAATCGTAGTAATTACAAATGGTTAGTTGAACACTTTAGAGCTTTGTGTTTTGAGTATCAAGATAGGTATGGAAAAGTACATAAGTCATTTCAAGATCATATTGATGCGCTTAAAATCTACCCAGAAAATTTACCTGATGGTATCTTCCAAGACCCGCCGCAATGTATGCCCGATGAATGCAAGCGTGACTGTGCAGTGCTGGCGTACCGTGTATACTATAAACACAAAGCAGACGATTGGCTCAGAAAAGGGAGGCCTATGAGGTGGACAAATGTACTTCAAACTAACCGCTAAAGATCACCATGATTCTATTCTAATGGGACAGGACACAGTTAGGCTTTGTGAAATGCAGGGCATTGTTCCAAGAATGACAGACAAAAAAGGCATGGACACGAGAACTAAAAATAATATACTTGCTTTCAAGGCAGAGTTTTTATTTGCTCGTTTATTTAATTTACCGACGCCCGTTGTAAATGTTTTGTCTGATGGAGGTATAGATTTTTGGTTGGGTGAAACATCAGTAGATGTTAAGTGTAGCTCACATACTGATGGCCCCCTAATCTTTGACACTGAAAAATCTTTTGCGGCTAAGATTGCAGTTCTTTATGGCGCAACTGATGATCCTGAAATCTTAAAACTACACGGCTGTATTGGCAGAAAAACTTTCTTTGAAAAAGCCTACAAAAAAGACTTTGGCTATGGAGAAAGGTTTGTAATGAACGCAGACAGTTTAGATCCCATTGAAAAATTATGGAGGTTTTATGTTGAAAAAAACTTGGTTGTTAATTAAAGCATCTCCCGAATATTTAAGTGCATTAGTTATCGTGACTTTCTTTTCTATTGGTATTATAATCGGGCAGTATCTCAAAGATGGAGGATACCTATGAGCATTGATGATGCAACCCCTGAAGAATGGGACAAGTCCAGATCCAGAACCATAACCGGAAAGCTTTATCATCCGCAAGATAAACATAACCCTGTAACTCAACCAGACCACTACAACAAGGGCGCTATAGAAGCTATAGAAGCAATCAGTGCTTCGATGCACCCGCAAGAATTTAAGGGTTATCTCAAGGGCAACTGCCTAAAATACTTGTGGCGTTACGAATACAAGAACGGGGTAGAAGATCTCAAGAAAGCACAGGTCTATTTAGGCTGGCTAATCAAGCAGTTAGAGGGGGGTTGACACCCGCCCCGATCCGTGCTAGAATCAACCTTTAAAGTCTTTGGACTTGGAGATATAAATTGAAAATCATACAAGGAAACTTTAATAAAAGTACTAAGAAAACTTTAAATGATAAAGTCTTAGAAGGTCTTCAAAATCTTAAAGACCAAGCTAACGATGAAGAAATTAGATACCCCTTTATTCTTATTGTTGATACGGGTGAGGATTTAAGGGTAGTATCTGATATAGAGATGGAAAAGTTTAATCTCTTATTAGACCTAGTAAAACAAACCATACTCACAGGAGACTATTAATCATGTCTGACTATGACATTGAAGATACTTTGTGTAAGGCTTTTGTTTTAACCTTGGGCAGTGGTATGCCCAATTACAAAACAGTAACTGATATGATTGGTTGGATCAGGCGGCAAGCGCAAGAGGAGGGCGAGCGACTGACCGAAGATTATGTCTATGGCTGTATCCCGTTGTACATTAACTTTCTTTTTAATAAAGCTTAGGAGAAATATACTATGGCTATTGTTGAAGGCGTAGCAATGTGGGCATCTGTGACCACACCAAACACAACATACACCCCGGTCTACACCGTGAACCTTGTGGTCGATGAGGAAGTCGCCAATGACTTTCGTTCACGCGGGTTCAAGGTTAAGGATATGGACGAGGGGCCTGCCCTTATTATCAAGCGCAAGGTTACTGGCAAGAACGGTCAGCCTAACTCTGCACCCAAGCTGATGGATCGCAACAAGCAACCGCTAAACACCAGCGTGGGCAATGGCTCAAAGGTACGAGTGCAGTACAAGGAGTGGGAGTCTAGTTGGAATGGTACTATGTACAGGGGCTTGGACTTTCAGGCTATGCAAGTGCTTGAGCTTGTCGAGTATGCAAGCCCAGACGGTGCTGAGTTTGAAGTACTCGACAGCGATGATGATGGGAGCGAGTTCTGATGTGGCGGTATACACATGAGGACAAGACCTATGATGTTGAGTTGTTGTCTGGCGAAGGTCAGGCAACATTCCAACTCTTAGCAACCGTTCAAAAGCGCATAGATAATTTTCAATCTGATCTTACTATTGCTCAAGCGGCGGCAGTCGCACTGCACCAGAAGATGCAGGAGTACTTAGAGGATCTTGCTATAGTCGAGGACGATGAAACGGAGGACTAAACAATGGGCGACTTTGTGGCGTACCACAAGCCCTGTCCTGAATGTGGAGGCAGTGATCCTGTCTCCATAAATTCAGATGGCACTGCAAAATGTTTTAGTTGTGGAACATTTTTCAAGGACTATGAATCTGCAATGGGAGGCAACGTGGCAGACTTTAATAGCTTCAAAAGAAACAACGACAACGCACCCTTCTCTCAAAACCAAACCTTCTATCACGCACTAACAGATCGTTCAATCTCACTAGAGACTGCAAAGAAATACGGAGTCCGATCAGTCAAAGACGAGTCGGGTAAAATCATTGAACACCACTATCCTGCGTACATAAACAATGAAGAAGTCGCTACTAAAATACGTCGAGAAAATAAAGTATTTAATTGGATCGGTTCTGCCAAGGGAACTGGCCTTTTTGGTCAGCAGATCGCGCAGGCGGGTGGCAAATACATTACGATCACTGAAGGTGAATGTGATGCTATGGCGGCATACGAACTTCTGGGGAGTAAATGGCCGGTTGTATCTGTTAAGAATGGAGCGCAGGGTGCAGTCAAAGACGTTCAAGAAAATCTTGAATTCCTTGAATCGTTTGATACGGTGGTTATTTCTTTCGACAACGACAAGCCCGGAAGAGAAGCCGCAAAGAAAGTGGCGCGTATTATCAAGCCCGGAAAGGCCAAGATACTTACGCTCCCTACTGACTTCAAAGACCCTAACGAGATGCTCAAGCTGGGTCACCACAAAGCTTACGTCACTGCATGGTGGGCTTCAAAACTTTACACGCCGTCTGGGATTCTAAACGTCAGTGAAGAGCGCGAGAACTACAAGAAGCGTGAGCGTAAGGAATCTGTTCCTTATCCTTGGCAGGGACTAAACGAAAAGCTGGAGGGCTTGAGGCAGGGTGAGCTAATCACACTGACCGGCGGTACAGGTCTTGGCAAATCCAGCGTCACCCGCGAGCTTGAACACTGGCTCATCACAAACACCAACGACAAGGTAGGTGTCATTGCTCTTGAAGAGGATTGGCGTAGGACTGTTGATGGTATCTTATCTATTGAGGCTAATGCTCGACTGCACATTGATAGTGTTCGCGCTCAGTTTAGTGAAGAAGAAATCGACAACTTCTTTAATGTTCTTTATGATGGGCAGAACAGGAACCGTGTCTTTGTCCACGCACACCTTGGCATGAATGATGTTGATAGTGTCTTCTCAAAGCTACGCTTCATGGCAATGGGCCTTGAATGTAAGTGGATAGTTTTTGACCACTTGCATATGCTACTGTCTATGACAACCGATGGTGATGAACGCCGCAATATAGATTCTATAATGCACAACTTCAGAACGCTGGTTGAAGAGACAGGTGTGGGCCTGATACTTGTGTCACACCTCAGAAGGATTGATGGTAATCGTGGACATGAGAATGGTATTGAAACAGGACTCAACCATCTTCGCGGATCACAAAGCATTGCCCAGTTGTCTGACTGTGTTATATCTTTAGAGCGTAACCAGCAAGCAGAAGATCCCATTGAAGCCAGCACCACAAGAGTCCGTGTACTAAAGTCTAGATACACAGGCGATGTTGGTCTAGCCACACACTTGTTTTATGACAAGGACAGTGGTAGGCTCAATGAACTTTCAATGGAAATAGAAGAGCAAGAAGAAATAGAACTATGAAAAGTATTGTCTTTGACATAGAAGCAGACAGCCTAGAGCCTACAAAGATCTGGTGTATCGCGGCTGTTGATCCCGACTCTGGAGAGACAAGGACGTTTGGGCCTACTGAAATTGTTCAGGGCCTAGCCCATCTTTCCAATGCCGACAAACTGATAGGTCACAACATCATTGGTTATGACCTACCAGCCATAAAGAAAATACACAATGTTGATCTTACTGAGAACCGCGCCATCGTGGATACACTGGTTCTGTCTCGCCTGTTCAATCCAACACGCGAGGGTGGACACAGCCTTGAGTCTTGGGGTTATCGGATTGGTCTTCAGAAAATAGATCACAAAGAGTTTGGCGAGTACTCTCCAGAGATGCTGAACTATTGTCGCAATGATGCGGTACTCAATGCAAAGATGTTTAATAATCTAAAGGTCGAGTCGCGTGGCTTTAGCCGTCAGTCTGTAGTGCTAGAACATGAGACACTAAAGATCATTGCAGAGCAAAGAGAACATGGTTTTCTCCTTGATGTACAAGCCGCGACACTCCTCGTTGCTGAACTGACTGACCGGCTCAAGGAAGTGGAGCGTGAGGTTCAGAAGACCTTCAGGCCTAAGCAACTTAAAACTGTTCTTCTACCACACTTCACCAAGACAGGTGCGCTATCTAAGATGGGCCTCATCCAAGGCTCAGAAAAGAAAAGCCGCTTGACCCAAGAAGAATATGAAGAGATTGCAATCAAGCGTAAGGCTGTACGGATTGAAGAAGTACCTTTCAATCTTGGCTCACGCAAACAAATAGGCGAGTACCTTATCGACTTCGGCTGGAAGCCACAGAGGTTTACGCCTACGGGCCAGCCTATTGTGGATGAGTCTACGCTCAGTAAGATTAAAGATATTCCAGAAGCCACTCTGATTGCTGAGTACCTTCTACTTCAGAAGAGAATAGCACAGGTGTCTTCTTGGCTTGAGGAGGCCCATGACGATGATCGTGTGCGTGGCTTTGTCAATCCAAACGGAACTATTACAGGCCGCATGACACACAACAGCCCCAACATGGCACAGGTTCCCAACCTCTCAGCGCCCTACGGCAAAGAGTGTCGGGCCTGTTGGACTGTGGCAGACGGCTACAAGCTGGTTGGTATTGACGCCAGCGGCCTTGAGTTGCGTATGCTTGCACACTACATGAAGGATGAGGGGTTCAAAGATGAAATATTGCACGGAGACATACACTCAGCTAACCAAAGACTTGCAGGGCTTGAATCAAGAAATCAGGCAAAGACATTTATCTATGCACTCTTATACGGAGCAGGAGATGAAAAACTTGGCAGTGTGGTTGGAGGAAACAAAAGAGATGGTGCGGAACTTAGAAAGCGTTTCTTCGATAATCTCCCTGCATTTAAACATCTTAAAGACTCAGTTGGACGAGCGGCTTCAAAAGGTTTCTTGAAAGGGCTAGATGGTCGCAAGCTATATGTCCGATCTGAACACGCCGCACTGAACACATTACTTCAAAGTGCTGGCGCTATCATCATGAAGCAGGCGATGATAAATCTTAATCAGCTAATCAAGCTCAACACACTGGACGCACACTTTGTTTGTAACGTGCATGATGAGTGGCAGTTAGAGGTAAAAGAAGCTGTGGCTGATGCAACAGGAATGCTGGGGGTTGATGCAATAAAGCAGTCGGGTGAGGAGCTAGAATTATTCTGCCCTCTTGATGGTGAGTACAAAATAGGAGATAACTGGAGTGAAACACACTGAAGAATATAAGTGGCATTATCACCGCACAAACTCTAAAGGTAAAAAAATATTCAGACATTACACACAAGAAGATATAGAAGATGTTGTAGATTATTTAGATGAGCGTGGCTTTTATTATGAGATCGCTGGGGGCGGTATGTTGTGGATTACCAATAAAAACAATGATACGTTTTCATATTATTGGACTACAGGAAAATGGTCTACCTATAAAAATAATAGAAAAAAACATTATCAGGCTATGGGTATAAAAGATTTTTTAGATAGGTATATTGATAATGATGAATATCTAAAGGAACAAGAAGCTACATATCAAAATGCAGTAGAGGCTAAAGCAAAAGAAGATGAAAAAATAGAGCAACATATTTTAAATATTTTGGAAGAACGGGGAGAACTGGGTCTAACCTCAAGACAACTAAAAGATGACCATGCTGGAGAGTGGGGCGAAGAAAGGGTAGGCTGGATTCCCAGACAGCTTGAGCTAAAAGGACTTATATTTTATAGAGGTGATAAGATAGGAAGAGCCAGAGTTATGCGGCTTACAAAATACAAGGAAGAAAAAAATGAAAATACAGCACGAGCCTAACAGAGTCGGTGACTTAGCAGAACACTATGCCGTTACATGGTTATGGGACAATGGCTATCATGTGTTCAAGAACTGTGGATGCACAGGGCCAGTGGACATTGTTGCCATGAACCCAGAAGGTGAGATTACTTTGATAGATGTAAAGTCTTATAAAGACGGTAG